AAGTCCAGAATTAGAAATCTCCAATCCATTGGAAGGGTTCTCAGAAAAGGTGCTGGAAAAGTAAAAGCAATACTGTATGATATTGCTGATGACTGTACATATAATTCTAAACGGAATTATACTTTGAATCATTTTATTGAAAGGATTAAAATTTACAATGAAGAGAACTTCAATTATGAGATAATTTCAATACAACTAAGGAAGTAATATGGAAGACGACTTTTATGCAACATTAAAATTTAAAAATGGTGAAGAAATCTTTGCTAAGGTAGCGGCATCTGAAGAAGAAAATCGCACCATGCTCGTAATTCATCATCCAATTCGAGTCTCTGAAATTAAAGGAAAAACAGGTATTTTAGGATATAAAGTAGAACCTTGGTTAAAAACTACTAGAGATGATATGTTTATAATCAATATGGATAATATACTTACTCTTTCAGAATCTCAAGATGTAGAGATGATTATGATGCATCAGAATTTCGTTAGAGATTCTTCTGAAGATGAACATACTTCATCAAAACTTAATAGAAGAATGGGATATCTAGGAACTGTTAATGGTACTAAAGAAATACTAGAAAAGTTATTTAAGTTATAGCTTATCTAGAAAACCCACAAAGGTATCATACTCACATTTTAATAACTTGTCAACTGTTTATAGAAGTGTTATAATATCTACATAATAGTGATAATGACTTATGGCAATAATTAAACCTATGGCTAAAAGGAAACGATCCGAACATTATGTTAATAATAAAGAGTTTTTGGGTGCTTTAACTAAGTATCGTGAAGATGTTGAAATTGCATATATCAAGAAGTATGGTGAGCAACCAACTAAAGAAGGTAGAGCATCTAAATGGGATACTAAACCAGTCATACCTCGTTACATTGGTGACTGTTTCTTAAAGATTGCTAATCATTTATCATTTAAACCAAACTTTGTTAATTACATGTTCAAGGAGGACATGATCTCTGATGGAATCGAAAATTGCGTTCAGTACATACATAACTTTGATCCTGAGAAATCCAAGAATCCTTTTGCTTACTTTACGCAAATTATACATTACGCATTTCTCCGCAGAATACAAAGAGAGAAAAGACAATTAGAAATTAAAAATAAGATAATTGAAAGGTCTGGTTATTCAGAAGTTTTTGATGACAATAATCAGATTGACGGAACTACTCATTCGGACTATAATCAAATCAAAGATAATGTTCACTCGAAGTTGCGTGGTTAATGAAGGTTGCGATCATTACCGATCAACACTTTGGTTGTCGTAAAAACTCTCAGTTATTTCACGACTATTTCCTAAAGTTCTATAATGATATTTTCTTTCCTACTATAGAGGAGGAAGGTATTGATACGATTGTTGATATGGGAGATACCTTTGATAGTCGCAAGGGCATTGACTTTGCTGCATTAGCATGGTCAAAGGATAATTATTTTGACCGTCTTCGGGATATGGGATGTAAGGTTCATACAGTAGTAGGGAATCATACAGCTTATTATAAGAATACAAATGAAGTAAATGCAATAGATTTATTACTTAGAGAATATAAAAATATAAACATTTATTCAGAACCAACTGAAATTAAATTAGATAAATTAGGAGTTCTTCTTTTACCTTGGATATGTAAGGAAAACGAAAAGAGAACTTTTGATGCAATTAAAAAATCCAAAAGCAAAGTTGCTATGGGTCATTTAGAGTTAAATGGTTTCCAAGTTAATCAGCAAATTGTAATGGATCATGGTACTGATAGTTCTTCTTTCCAGAAATTTGAAAAAGTATTCTCTGGTCACTATCATACTAGATCTACTGATGGAAAGGTATTTTACCTTGGAAATCCTTATGAGATTTATTGGACAGATGTAGAGGACACTAGAGGTTTTACCATCTTTGATACTGAAACATTAGAAACTACACCTGTTAATAATCCACATCGTATCTACTATAAGATATATTATGAGGACACTGATCATCAAACATTTGATACTAGAGAATATGCTGATAAGATTGTAAAGGTTATTGTTCGTAAAAAAACCAATACTAAAAAGTTTGAAAAGTTTATTGACAAACTTTATCAGTCTAATGTGGCTGAACTAAAAGTTATTGAGAACTTTGATTTTGGTGGTTGGTATGATAAAGAGGATTCTACTGCTTTTGAATCAGAAGATACGATGTCTATTCTTAATAGGTATATTCAAGAAGCAGAGATAACTCTTGATAAATCGGTTCTTCAGAAGATGTTGGATGAGGTTTACAGAGAAGCATGTGAGGTGGTATAATGTATATCTTAACAGTTGCAGGTAAAGAAAATGATGGAGCATATTCTGTTATTGATGATGATGGAGAACATATTCTCTATTTGTTTGTAGAGGAAGATGATGCTATTCGTTATGCAATGCAATTGGAAGATGATGGAAGCCCTGAAATGCATGTAATTGAAGTTGAAGATGATATTATGCTTAAGACTTGTGAAATGCATGACTACAAGTATACTGTAGTTACTGCCAATGACATTGTAATTCCTCCACGCAACAGGCATGATAACTTTTAAGAATATTCGTTGGAAGAATTTCCTTTCTACTGGTAATCATTATACTGAGATAGACTTTACAGCACATGATACTACCCTAATTATAGGACAGAATGGTGCGGGTAAAAGTACTGTATTAGATGCACTTACGTTTGCGTTATTCAATAAACCATTTCGTAAAATAAATAAATCTCAATTAATTAATTCTACTAATGAGAAAGATGCTGTTGTAGAAGTAGAGTTTTCTGTTAATGAAACTGAATGGAAAGTAATAAGGGGTATAAAACCTAATATATTTGAGATTCATAGGAATGGTAATGTCTTAGATCAGTTTGCTGCAGCTAATGATCAGCAGAAATGGTTAGAACAAAATGTTCTTAAGATGAATTATAAGTCTTTTACTCAGATTGTTATTTTGGGTTCTAGTTCTTTTGTTCCTTTTATGCAATTGAATGCTACTAATCGTAGAGAGGTTATTGAAGATCTTTTAGATATTAAAATATTCTCTTCAATGAGTAGTATAATAAAGGAAAGGATTAGATCTATTAGAGAGGAATTAAAGGTTCTTCAATTAAAGAAAGAGTCTTTAAATGACAAGGTTAAGATGCAAGAAGACTTTATTGATGAATTAGAAAGCAGGAGTAAGGAAAATATAGAAGAAAAGAATGGTAAGATTAAAACCTTACAGATTGAAGTTGATACTCATATGGAGCATAATGAGTTAACAGATGCTAACATTGCTGATCTGGTGAAACAACAAGAAGAAGTAACAGGTGCTACAGAAAAACTTCGCACTCTTGGTGGTTTAAAGGGTAAAATTTCTAATAAGGTATCTACCATTACCAAAGAACATAAGTTTTTTACAGATAACACGGTTTGCCCTACATGTACACAATCTATAGATGAAGACTTTAGAATAAATAAAATTACGGATGCTCAATCTAAAGCTAAGGAGTTGCAATCTGGTTATAAAGAACTAGAGGAGGCAATTAAAAACGAAGAAGAGCGAGAGCATCAATTTACTACCCTATCGCAGGAGATTACAAAACTAACGCATGGCATTTCTAAAAATAATACAAAGATATCTGGATGTCAAAGACAAATCAGAGATCTGGAATCGGAAATTCAAACAGTTACCGAACAACTTGCAAACAGAAATACTGAGCATGAGAAGTTAGCAACCTTTAGGGAAAATCTTACAACAACATATAATAACTTATCAACTAAAAAAGATACTACGGGATACTATGATTATTCCTATGGTTTACTTAGGGATGGTGGAGTTAAATCTGGTATCATTAAGAAGTATCTTCCGTTGATTAATCAGCAAGTGAATAGGTACTTGCAGATGATGGATTTCTATATCAGTTTTACGTTAGATGAGGAATTCACAGAAACTGTTCAATCTCCTATTCATGAAGACTTTACTTATTCTTCTTTCAGTGAAGGAGAAAAGATGAGAATTGACCTAGCACTTCTGTTTACTTGGAGAGAAGTTGCTAGAATGAAGAATAGTGTTAATACAAATCTTTTAATCATGGATGAAGTGTTTGATAGTTCCTTAGACGGTATGGGTACTGAGGAATTTCTTAAAATCATTAAATATGTTATACAGGATGCAAACGTTTTTGTTATCTCCCACAAGACTGGGATGGAGGACAGATTTGATAGTGTCCAGAAGTTTGAAAAATACAAGGGATTTTCCCGTATAGTATAATGACTGAAGAAGTAGGAGATGATCCTAGTGCTGGAATAGGTACTACCTGTCAGCGAGGGACTAATCCAGCAGTATTAAACCCTGTTGGAATTGCTGATTCTACGGCTTATAATGTTGGGCAAGCAGCTCCAACTTCAACTTTCGAGTAGTACCATGACCACTCCAAACTGGCAACATAATTCGGGTAAGCCACCGAAACGAAAACTTAAACCACAGGCACTCCGTGCTGCCAAGGAAAGACGCAGACAGTTGATAAAGCGTCTACTAACCCCCAACAAGGGGGTTTTTTCATGTATTATAGCCATATAACGAACGAAACACATGGCAGTACAACAAGAAATCAAATCCCAACTTGCCAAACTCCTTGCTACTGAGGATATTATAGTAGAGCACAAGCAAGTTCCTACTGCTCAATTCAATGTAGGTACTCGTGTATTGATCTTACCTCTTTGGGAAAAGGCAAGTAATGATGTATATGATATGTTGGTCGGTCATGAGGTGGGACATGCACTCTTTACACCTGATGAGGAGTGGTGGTTGGATCATGATGTTCCTCAATCATTTGTGAACGTATGTGAGGATGCAAGAATTGAGAAGTTGATGAAGCGTAAATACATGGGTATTGCCAAAAGTTTCTATAAAGGTTATACTGAACTTCATGAACAGGACTTCTTTGAATTAGCCAATGAAGATATTGATTCTTTTACTCTTGCTGATAGGGCTAATCTATATTTCAAACTTGGTTCGCTCCTTGATCTATCTTTTTCAACTCCTGAAAAGGAGATTATCACTTTAATCCAAAATGCCGAGACCTTTACTGAAACCCTCACAGCAGCAAAAGCGTTATATAATTTCTGCAAGCAAGAGCAACAGGAGACAAAGGACTCCATGGAAAAAGAATTGGAAGCCGAACAAGATGCTTTCATGGATATTGAAGGGAGTGGGGGTACTGACACTGACAGCACTGGGGATAATGATACTTCCATTCGTGACACTGATAGCGATGCTACTGTGGAAGATCGGATCGATAATAATGATAGTGATATTAGGGTGGATGATTCTGGTGATTCTTTAGAAGAACTTCGTACTGTAGAAGCACTAGAGAGCAAACTTCAGGATTTGGTTGATTCCAATGCAGTTGAAAATGAATATGTTGAAGTTCCTCAAGTCAATCTAGATACTATCATTGCGTCTAATAATGAAGTTCATAGAATTATTGATGAATCATTTGCAGAACAACAAGTAAGAAGAAATACTAATGAAAACATTATCCCAGAATTAAAAGCATTATATCCAGATAGTTTATTTGAAGAAGTGGATAGTGAATTTAATAAATTTAAAAAGGGTGCTCAGAAAGAAGTAAATTATCTTGTAAAAGAATTTGAATCTAAGAAAGCAGCTAGTTCTTATGCTCGTGCTACTACAGCAAGAACAGGTATTCTAGATTGTTCTAAACTTCATACTTATAAGCATAGTGAAGATCTATTCAAAAAAGTAACTACACTTGCAGATGGTAAGAATCATGGATTAGTTTTTATTCTTGATTGGTCTGGTTCTATGCAGTATGTTCTTGAGGATACTCTTAAGCAACTTTATAATCTAATGTGGTTCTGTAATAAAGTACAGATTCCATTTGAAGTTTATGCTTTTACTAGTGAGTTTCGTAAAAGAGTAATAATGGAGAGGGAAGATTTGAGTTATTATAGTGATATTAAGTTAGATTCTCATTATGAAGTAAAGGAGGGTTTACTTCAAGTAGAAAATGATTTTTGTTTGATGAATCTTTTTACTAGTAAAGTAAGGAAAGCAGAATTGCAACATCAAATGTTAAACATTTGGAGACTTGCTCAGTGTTTTGGTGATAGGTATAGGTGTAGATATACTTATCCTAATGCATTAGTACTTTCAGGAACTCCTTTAAATGAATCTTTGATTGCATTGCATTCAATTATTCCTCAGTTCCAAAAACAAAATAATGTTGAGAAAGTGCAATGTATTGTATTAACCGATGGTGAAGCACATCAAGTTCCTTATCATAAAGAAGTTGAAAGGCATTGGGAAGATACACCTTTCATGGGAACAAGAAATGTTCGTCCTCAATCTACTTTTTTAAGGGATCGTAAGCTTGGTAAAACCTATAAGTTTGGATATGCATGGCATCAATTCACTGATGTTCTTATAAGAAATTTAAAAGATAGGTTCCCTTCAACAAACTTCATTGGTATTCGTGTTCTTGGTAAAAGAGATGCATCTCAATTCATGAGAATGCATAATGTTGGTGAGAAAGTGCATGATGATTGGAGAAAGAACAAGAGTTTCAATATCACCACTTCTGGATATGATGCTTACTTTGGACTTTCTGCAACAGCACTTGCACAAGATGCAGAGTTTGATGTAGACTGTGGTGCAACAAAAGCAAAAATTAAATCTGCTTTTGTTAAGTCTCTTAAGACCAAGAAGTTAAACAAAAAAGTTCTTGGTGAATTTATTGAATTAGTAGCATGAACATTTTTGTAACTGATCCAGCACCAGTAAAGTGTGCTCAAGTTTTACCTGATAAACATGTTGTCAAGATGCCATTGGAAACATGTCAGATGTTGGCTATTGTTTGCTCTAAGAAATGGGGTCATGGATTTGGTGAACTTCACAAAAAAGATGGAACACCATACAATACAGATAAAGGTGCTTTTCGTAAGCACCCCTGTACAATATGGGCAAATGAGACTATAATAAATGCATGGTGGTTACTTGCACATGGTTTTGCTTTGTGTGAAGAATATACTCATAGATATGGTAAGGTACATAGTTGTGAAAAAACTATATTAGAAGCAGGACACCTTATTCCTTTCACTATGGATAGACCTAAATCTTTTACCAGAGCAATGCCTGATGAGTATAAACATGACACAAGCATTGACACTTTTACTGCTTACAAGAATTACATTAGCAGCAAACCTTGGGTTGCATCTAATTATTTACGTGACCCATCCAGAAAACCAGATTGGATTTGAACAATGACTGCAGAATGGATTAAAGATGTCCCAAACTGGGAAAAAGAGTATCTTAATATGGATCCTCAGATAACTAAAAGAGAAAGAGAGCTCCTTGAAGGTGCTGATATTAAATCTCATGAGGGGATGATGTATGGTAGATTGTATAATAATTGGAAGAAATGTAAAGAGAATGAAATTAAGAAAACATTAAGTGATTAAATAATTTCATGAGTGTAATCATCTACCAAGATCACATAGAGATTTTAGAAGAGGAGAATGCACAGCTTCAGAAAGAAGTTATGTTTCTTCGTAGAAAAGTGGAATATTATAAAACAATAGTAGAAGACGAAGAAGAATAAATACTCTTATAATAGTGTGCTCGATAATGAAGACCTTTAAGGAATTTTTAGAAGAAAGCAGTCTAAGTAGAATCAAGTCTAAGTCTGATAAAGGTGGGATGGCAGTCATCTCTGGAAGTCGTGGTGACAAATCTGCTAAGGAAAATAAGGCAAGAGCAAAGCAGTTGGATAGGGATATAAAAGGCAAAGGTTTACCAGGTGCTACTAAGGTAACTGGAAGATGGGATGAGAAGGATGATAAGACTGGTAAAACCACAAAGGTTAAAGAGAGAAGTCATGTAGTCACTTCTGGTAAGAAGGGTAAGAGAAAGTTTAAGAAAGCAGTTAAGGCATTGGGTAAGAAGTATGGTCAGGATGCGGTGTTGACACAGACTAAAAAGACTGGTACAGTATCCGCAACTAGAAAAGGTGGACTCGGTAAAGATAAGCAAGGAAGAAATGTAAAGAGATTTACAGCAGGGACAATGAAACCTGGTAGATCATCATCAGATGGTGATACTAAAATTAAAAACAAGACCTTTACTTACGGATAATGACAAACAAACCTTATGATGATTCCAATTGGAGAGAAGAGTACAAGAACTATACTTCTAGTAAGTATCAGTTAGATCTGCTTGAGAATGGACCTAAGAGTCTTTCTCAGTCATGGATGATGGGAGCAATGCATAATAAGTGGAAGAAGATGAAAGGGTATCGTGATCCTGAACCACCCGATTGTTCATCATCAATGAAGGAGTGGGAAGAGAGTATTAAGAAGTACAGTTCATAAAGTGTCCACTGGGGGTTATATTACCCCCATTTTCATGTAATATAGCCATATTGAAACCCATTACAGCATGTTTGAAATCAAAATGACTCGTGACGAAATCATTAGTGGATTGAGAGAATCCTATGGAACCGAATTCACTGCGGCTGATGTCCGTGGATTCTGTGCTATGAATGATATTGCTTATCAGACAGTCACCAAAAAACTTAAAGAGTTTAATGTTGGAAGAGGTAAGTGGAATTTAGAAGTAACAGTGAAAGCAGTTGAGAATATTGAAAATTCATTTGCTGCACCTTCTGTTCAACCTCAAGAGCAACAAAACCTTGTTCCTGAAACAGATGATACTTTTGTTAAATTTGGATCTTTTACCGATGTTAAAAAGATCCTACAGACAAAGCAATTCTATCCCACATTCATCACTGGTCTATCAGGTAATGGTAAGACCTTTGGTGTAGAGCAAGCATGTGCTCA